TGGGAGCTTGTATTGAGTCGAAATCCGGTCCTTACCACGCTTTATGGAGAGGTTATTCGGGCTAAAATTAGCGGTTTTGAGTACCTTGTTAGGGTTGCTGACAGGTATCAAACGGATAATAAACTGGTAAATCGGGTCGAAATTTCGTGGATTAAGAGGGCAAAATAGTGGTATTTTCTATGGATTTTGGGGTGAATATTGGTATGAAAATGCTGTAATATTACCCAGATATTTGAGGAAAACTGATGGATTTTGGCCTAAAATCGGTCAAATTTGGGTGTTTAGCTGCACGTTTTTTTTTGTGCAGCACATGAAAATTTTACGGGCAGCACGAAATTTTACTATAATATTTGAGGTAACTGCACGAAAAAACATGGGGAAAACATAAAAAAACCGAAAAAACACAGGAAAATCTCCCATTTTCTATTGTATACCGGAATGAGTTAAAAAGTGTACTGTATATAATAACAATAGGGAAATGCGGGCAAAAACATGTGTGAGGCACGAGGAGGTAAAAATTAGTGGATTTTTTAGATGTGTCTGTGAAAAAGTTCACTTCCAACAATCGTACCGTTGATTATGAGGTTTCTCCTGACTTTATATTTGGCGATGCTAAAGACTTGGTTGTTAAAGGTTCCAAGTTTTATGCATATTGGAATGGAAGTTTCTGGGACACTAAACAGAAAAACCTATTTTATGATATTGACTCTCTGCTTTGGCGTAAGGCAAGAGAATTAGAAGACGGACGTCCTGGTCTGAGAATTGATGTTAAAGAGATTCGAAAAGCATCGGCAGGGAAGTTTCGTTTATTTGCAGATTTCTGTAAAGCTTGTGAGACGAGTGACATTTCTTTCAACCAGAAAGTTTTATTCGCAGATCATAAGATGCAGAGACGAGATTATGCCACAACACAATTGACTTACTCACCTCAAGAAGGAGAAGCAGTTGCGTTTAAAGAATTGATTGGCACCTTATATTTTCCAAAAGAACTTGATAAGATTCTCTGGTTTATGGGAGCGTTATTTACGAACAACATGTACAAGATTGAGAAGTTCATGTATTTGTACGGTTCGAAAGGTAGCGGTAAAGGTACGGTCTTAAAAATATTCCGAATGCTGTTTCAGGAATATTGTGGAACTATTGATTTGAAATTGCTCACAAGTGCTGACCAATTTGCAACAGGACAAATCCAAGAAGTTCCATTGTTGATTGACGAGGATACTGACATCAGTCATATTTATAACGATACTCCGTTATTGAAACTGACGAGTCATGAAACTATATCGGTCAACAAGAAATTCAAAGAACCTTATGACGTTCGATTTATTGGTTTGTTAATCACAGCCTCTAACCAACGCTATAAAGTTCGAAACGTAGACTCTGGTATTACTCGACGTGCCATTGTTGTAAACCCAAGTGGACAGAAAGTAAGTCATACAAAATATAATCAACTCATGACTCAAATCAAATACGAACTTCCGTATATTGCTAACATGGCAATTCAAAGATTTGAAGAATTGGGTTTTGATTACTATGACGATTATTTCGATGTCGACATGGCAGAACAGACGGACCATATCTTTGACTTCATGCGAACCAATGCAATCCATATGCAACATGGTATAACCTTGAAACAAATCAGCGAGTTATATCGTGAGTATCTAGAAGACATGGGATGGAAGACGGACGGATATAAAGCGACTATCAAGAGAGAGGCTCTTAGATATTTTGACACAATGCTTAAAGATAGTCATATCGATGGTATGCGTGTTAACAATTATTTCAAAGGGTTTAGATGGAATGTTGCATTTCCTGAAGGTGTCGTTGGTACAACAGAGGCAAATGATACTGTTATTCCGGACGACTGGTTAGATTTCAATTATCATAACGAGGTGTTTAATAAACTAGCAGCAGAATATCCTGCGCAGCTGGCTTTACGAAATGGTAATCCGTCCGAAAAATGGGATAATGTCGTAACAACCTTGTCCGATATTAAAACGAGTAAATTGCATTGGGTTAAGGTTCCACTTAATCATATTATCATTGACTTCGATTTGAAAGATGATTCGGGTAATAAAAATCTTGAGTTGAATATTGAGGCAGCTTCTAAGTTTCCACCGACGTATGCTGAACTTTCAAAATCGGGACAAGGCATTCACTTGCATTATATCTACGATGGTAATGTCAATGAGTTAAATAATTTGGTCGATAAACATATTGAGATCAAAGTGTATAAAGGCAACGCCTCTTTGAGACGGATAGACAAAGCATCCAACAACTTACAACCTTCTCATATTTCATCGGGCTTGCCGTTGAAAGAGAGAAAGGATGAGACAATGTATGAACATGTGAAAGAAATCACATATACAGAAAAGACGTTGCGAAAATTTGTCAAACGACAGTTGGGAATGATTGAAGGTAAAGAACCGAGTCATCCAAATACAAAACCAACGATTGATTTTATTGCACACGAAATTCAGAAAGCATTTGATATGGGTCTGGAATATGACTTGACTGATTTGAAGCATGACGTATTTCTTCGAGCTATTCGTTCGACCAATAACAAAGAGTACTGTGTTGCAGTATTCCAAAAGATTCCCTGGTCATCTATTCGAGATGATGAGGGAGCTACGGAGAATAAACTCACAAACTTCACAAAGATTTATCCGAAAGAAGAATTGGTATTCTTCGATATTGAGGTGTATCCAAATCTGTTTGTTGTTGTCTGGAAGAAATACCATGATGACGAATTTACAAAATGGATTAACCCAACCCCAGATCAGATTGAATATTTGTTGAGCTTCCCTATTGTTGGATTTAACAACCGTCGATACGATAACCATATTCTCTATGCACGATTACTTGGATGTAACAATCTCGAGTTATTCCGTCAGTCATACAGAATCGTTAACGAAAAAAATGCGAAGAGTGGAATGTATGCTGCTGCTTATGAATTAAGCTATACCGATATTTATGAGTACGCTCAGAAGAAACAATCACTCAAACGTTGGGAAGTTGATCTTGGTATCAAACACGTCGAGATGGAAATTCCTTGGGACCAACCAGTTCCTGAAGAATTAATTCCTGTTGTGGTTGACTACTGTGTGAACGACGTTGACGCAACTGAGAAATTGTTCGACGCTATTTATGCAGACTATGTTGCGCGTGAAATATTGGCCACAATTGCCAAAGGTTCAATGAACGCGACAAACAATCAACTCACTGCCAAATTTATCTTTGGTGATGACCTACGTCCACAAGACAAATTTAATTATGTTAATCTTGCAACAATATTCCCTGGTTACAAATACGAGTTTGGTAAGTCATATTATCGTGGCTTCGAAACTGGTGAAGGTGGATTTGTGTATGCCGAACCTGGAGTGTACAAGAATATCGCTTTGCTCGATGTTGAGTCAATGCATCCTAACTCTCTTGTAAATATGAATTACTTCGGTCCATATACTCAACGCTATGCTGACTTGCTTAAAGTTCGTGTCTTGTTAAAACACAACAAGATTGAAGAAGTTAAACAAATGTTTGATGGAGTCTTGGCTCCGTTCTTGGATAATCCAGAATTTCTTAAACCTTTGGTAACAGCATTGAAGATTGTAATCAACTCTGTATATGGAATGACCTCTGCTAAATTTGATAATAAGTTTAAACACCCAGACAATATTGACAACATCGTTGCAAAACGTGGAGCTTTATTTATGGTAGATTTGAAATTTGCTATTGAAGAGCAAGGATATCAGGTTTGTCATATTAAGACCGACTCAGTTAAGATTCCAAATGCCGATGAGAAGATTATCAAATTCGTTGAAGACTTCGGAGCTCAAGAGAAGTATAGATATCGATTTGAACATGAGCATACTTACAAACGTATGGCCCTAATCAACAACGCAGTTTATATTGCTCAACTTGAAGACGACAAATGGTCACCAACTGGTGCAGAGTATGCTAACACATATTTGCTAAAACGAGTATGGACAAAAGAAGAATTGGTTGATAAAGATTTCTTCATCACTAAACAATCGAAAGGTCATATTTACTTAGGTGACGAATTCGTTGGTAAGGTTGGATCTATTTATGCTTCTAAGACTGGAGCAGAATGTATGTGGACAGAAGACAATGAAAACTTCAAGTCCATCACTGGAACAAAAGGATATTTGTTCAAACAAACAGATAAGTTTGATATTGAAGATGTAGATTTCAGCTTCTACGACAAGATTGCTGTTGACGGTCTTAAGAAAATCATGAAGGTTGGCGATATCAAAGACATTGTTGATGACATGCCTAAGGATTATGTCGACGCCCTTGAACTTCAAGACAAGTATCCAAACACTCATGCTATTTCTATCAATCATGGAACTCTCAAAATCAAAACTCCTGAGAACGCGTGATTGAATTTTCCCGCAGGTCGATTATAGGCTTCGCAGGATTTACATGGCACATAATAGAGAGGAAGAACAAAATTCTGCTGATTTGTTCTCTTCTTTATTTTTTTTGTAACAATGTCAGACTAACGTCAGAATAGAAAGGACATATAAATGACAGCAACAACAAAAATTACTCAAATCTCAGACTCCCAAATTATTTTGGAAGAAGTCGATTTCCTCTTCGCTCGAAACTTCACTGGGCGCCAGGAAAAATACAATCGTGCAGGAGACCGTTACTTTAATGTTAAAGTAAATCCTGAAGATGTCGACCTACTCTTATCTTATGGTGTAAATGTTAAGCAATATTCACCTAAAGATGTTCCTGATGATCTCGCTGCTAAGATGGAAGAGAACCCAGACATGTTCGAACCAGCTTATTTCTTCAAGGTCCGTGTATTTACACAATTCGGTTTACCAAGTATTGTCATTATTTATGATGATGGAACTACTCCGGTCGACGGAGATATCGATCCTCGTGACCGTATGTACTTGACGGAAGAATCGCAGCTATCGATCATTGACGATTTGGAAATCGCAATCTGCGATATGACAATCGCTCGACGAGATCCAAGTCCAGATGGAAAGTATGCTCGTCTCAACCTTAAGAATGCCTATATTCGTGTGGTAGATAATCCACTCCGTCATAAATATGGCTTCTAATAAAATTGAATTATACGACTATCAACGTCAGGCAGTTGATAGGTTGCATAATGGATCCGTATTGTTAGGGAAGGTCGGTTCTGGTAAATCCTTTACCGGCCTGTTTTATTATTTGAAGAATCATAGAGACTTACCATTGTATATTATCACAGTAGCTAAAAAGCGAAACGATAAAGAGTGGCATAGAGATATGGACGCTCTTGGTATAACAGGTGTGGTTGATTCTTGGAATAATATTACCAAATACACTGATGTTGAAAACGCATTCTTCTTATTTGACGAACAACGAGCAATCGGTTATGGTTCATGGGGTATGTCTTTTATTAAGATTGCCAGAAAGAATAAGTGGATAATGTTGACAGCAACGCCTGGTGATGTATGGATAGATTGGATGTGTTTATTTATAGCAAACGGATTTTACAAAAACAAATCTCAGTTTGTTGATATGCATGTTGAATACAATCCTTACTCAAAATTCCCACAGATCAAACGATATCACGGAGTAGACCGATTAGATAGGCTCCGTAGAAGTTTGGTAGTGGCCATGGAAGACTTTAGAAAAACTAAAGTTAACCGACTCACAATTAATACATCTTTTGACAAAGATTTATATTCTCAGGTAATGAAGTCAAGGTTTAACCCGTATACGGAAGAGCCTATTACCAGTGCTTCTGAATTTACACAAGTGCTACGAAGAATTGTTAATTCTTCAGACCGTAGAAAGCAAGCTGTTAAGAATGAAATTATGACAAGAGATAAAGTTATTGTGTTTTACAACTATATCTATGAGCTTGACATTTTGAAAGATATTTGTCGAGAATTAAATAGAGCGTATTATCAATACAACGGCAGTAAGCACGAAGCTATACCAAACAGTGACTCGTGGATATATTTAGTGCAGTACACCGCAGGAGCCGAGGCTTGGAATTGTATTACTACCGATACGATTTTGTTTTATTCATTAAATTACTCATACAGAGTAATGGACCAATCCGAAGGTCGGATAAATCGCGTGAATACCTCCTTTAATGATCTTTTTTACATTTATTTCAAAAGCCCGGCTTCAATTGATGACGCAATATCTAGGTCTATAAAATCTAAGAAAAAATTTAATGAAAGGAATTGGGTAACAGTCACATGTCCAAATTGGAACGAGACTTTCAAAGAGAACTAATCAAAGATATTAAAAGTCGTTTTCCTGACGCTATAGTCAAAAAGAATGACTCTAGCTATATTCAAGGAATCCCTGACTTGTCTGTAGACATTGGACCATATTCCTATCATTTAGAAGTTAAACGTAGTGGAACTGCCCCATACCGTCCTAATCAAGAATATTACTTAAACAAGTATAATTCAACCGGCGGTTGGGCTAGAACTATCTATCCTGCTAATAAGGAGGCTATATTGAATGAAATGGAACAAGCATCCAGAATTCGAAGGACATCATAGTTTCCTTAGTGCTAGTCAATGCCACTGGCTTAATTATGAGCCGGAAAAACTCGTAGAACGTTTTGAAAATGAGAAGGCAAAACAAAGAGGCACTGAACTTCACGAATTTGCTAGTTTATCTATTCATCACAGAATTAGATTAGAACCAGGCCATACACATCCGGCCGTTGCAAATTTTGTAAACGATGCTATTGGATATCGTATGGATAGTGAAGTTTTGTTATTCTATAGTCCTTATGCTTTTGGTACTGCTGATGCTATTCGTTATGATCCACCAACAAAAGATAATCCTCGTGGTTTTCTTAGGATTCATGATCTGAAGACTGGCAAAACAAAACCAAAAATGGAACAACTACTTGTGTATGCTGCTTATTTCTGTTTAGAGTATGGTGTGAAACCAGAACGAACAGATTTTGAATTACGCATATATCAAGGCAACAAAATAGACACATATATTCCGGAAGCGGAAGATGTATATGATGTCTATAACACAATCAAAGAATTCTCCGCAATTCTTGAAAGAAAACCAGAATAGAAAGGCATAGCATGGATCTGGAAGATTATTATTTAATGCATACAGGTACCCCACACCAAGGTAATGTTCCTCACAGTGGACGCTATGCTTGGGGTTCTGGTGAAAATTCATATCAGCGAGCAACATCTTGGTCAGACACAGTTGCGAAATATCGTAAAAATGGTCTAACCGATACTCAAATCGCTGCAAAACTTGGAATTACTACAACCGAATTTCGAGCTAGAAACACTATTTCTAAACAACAAATTCGATTGCACAATATTTCTAGAATTCAAGAACTAGCAGATAAAGGTCTAGGTTCGATCGAAATTTCTAGGCAAACTGGTATTCCTGAGTCAACCGTTCGTATGAATATGGATGCTTCGGTTAAACAAAAAGTTAATCGTATGGAGCAAGTTAAATCTGACTTGAAAGATTTAATTAAAGAAAATCCATATCTTGACGTTGGTCTTGGTGCTGCGCAACAATTAGGTATAAACGAAAATATGCTTAAACGTGCAGTACAACAACTTGAAGCTGATGGCTATCACATGCATAAAGTATATATGAAGAATGCCACGAACGACGACCATTGGGTTGAAATGAAAGTTTTAACCAAAGAGTCTAATCCTGATATTGTCAGAGAACACAAACACGAAATCAAACCTCCTAATTTATATAAGACTGACGACGGAACAACTAAATTAGGATTGAAGCCAATTGAACATCTTGATTGGAAACGTGTTGGTATTCGATACGATGAACAAGGAGGTACAGACAAAGATGGTGTCATGGAATTACGTCCTGGCGTTAAAGACCTTGACCTAGGAAATTCCAAATATGCTCAAGTTCGTATCGGTGTTGGAGGAACTCATTACCTTAAAGGTATGGCTGTTTATGGAGATCCGAAAGATTTTCCTAAAGGCGTAGACGTTATATTCAACACCAACAAGAAGCAAGGAACGCCGAAAGAAGATGTTCTTAAGAAACTTAAAGATGACCCTGATAATCCATTCGGTGCACAAATTAAACCTAATGGACAAAAAGGTGCTATCAATAAAGTTAATGAAGAAGGTGACTGGGGAACTTGGTCTAAAACCTTATCTTCACAGTTTGTTTCTAAGCAACCACCTATATTGGTTAAGGGTCGTATTCAAAAGACCTATGAGAAACTACAAAAAGAGTTTGATGAAATAGCCAATTTAAATAATCCTGTAGTCCGCCGAATTATGATGGCAGATTTTGCAAATGGTTTAACTACCAAACGTCATAATTTGAAACTAACAGGTTTTGATCGAATGCGCGGTCAAGTTCTGTTACCTTTATCAGGGATCAAAGCTAATGAAATCTATGCACCTAACTTTAAGAACGGTGAGAAAGTTGTTCTTGTTCGTTATCCTCACGGAGGAATATTCGAACTACCCGAACTTACTGTAAACAACAAGCTTGGTAATGGCCCTGCTAAATTTATGAAGGGTGCTAAAGATGCCGTTGGTATTGATTCATCTGTAGCTAGCAAATTGTCGGGAGCAGACTTT